AACACCTACAGAATTAGCATTAGTAAGAATTGTACCGTCAGGATTAATTAAAAAATTATATCCTAATGCAAACATAGAATACGAACAAGGTACAAATAATTATGGTGGTGGTTGGCAACAAGGTTTATATAAAGATGCATTGTCAAGGTCATGGGAGAATGACACTGCTGATGGTGAAGAGTTAATAGAATATTATGACGAAGAGGGTACTTATGTATATCTACCATCTACAAGTCAGATATTAGACTTTACACCTAATCCATTAAAGACAGGACCAAGATTTGTAATTGCTAAAAGATTTAGTTTTGACAGACTACAAGGACAATACGATCATGTGTTAGGCCTTATGTCTGCTATGGCAAAGATAAATGTTTTATCAATTATAGCTATGGAAGATGCTGTGTTTACAGAAACAAACATAGTAGGAGAAATAGAGTCAGGTAATTATAAAAGAGGTAGATTTGCAATAAACTATCTATCTCCTGGTAGCCAAGTTGTAAAACCAACAAACAACTTACCTTATCAGATGTTTCAACAAATAGATAGATTAGAAAGACAATTAAGATTAGGTGCTAGTTATCCTGTTACTGATGACGCACAATCACCAAACTCTTTTGTTACTGGTAGAGGTTTACAAGAACTTATGTCATCAGTTGATTTAAATGTAAGAGAATATCAACTATCACTAAAAACTGCATTAGAAGAAATTGATCAAAAAAGATTAGAGATGGATGAAATATTAAATAAAGATAAAAAGAAACCATTAAGTGGTTTTGCTAACGGAGCAGCTTTTTCAGAACAATATGTACCATCTACAGATATAGCAGGTCAGTACGATACTCGTAGAGTATATGGTGTTATGGCCGGATTTGATGAACCAACTAAAATTGTATCAGGCCTACAATTATTACAAGCAGGTATTATTGACAGGGAGACATTGCAAGAAAACATGGATGGTCTAGAAAATTTACAAAAGATAAATAATAGAATTACAAAAGATGAGGCCGAAGATGTTTTGTTTGAAACATTAAAAGTACAAGCTACACAAGGTGATCCTAAAGCTACTATGGCATTAGTACAAATAAGAAAAAATCCAAGTAACATGTCATCTATACTAGATAAATTTTATACTGCTGAAGAAGAGACACCTGAAGATGAACAAGCAATACTTGATCAATTAACACAGGCACAACAGGGACCACCTGTACCACAAGGTCCTACACCAGATATAAGATCTTTATTATTACAAGGAGGACAACCAAATGTTTGATAGTGAACAAGAATTTATTGATTATGAATTTGAAAGTATGGTTAAAAGCACACTTAGTGATACATGGTTTGAAAACATGAATGCTTTTCCTGATGAACAAGAAGTTGTACAGTTACCTGCTTTTTTTGTAATTTTTAAAAAGACTATACAAAATTTTATGGATGACATTAATGAGGAGGACGATAATGGCAAATGGATCATCTAGAAGAAGAGGTAGAAGAGGTGGCGCAGTAAGTGGACCAGGAGCATTAAGTCAAAGAACAGATTTAAATGTATCACAACAAGATGCTAGAAGTATGATGCAAGACGAAACTTTTGGTGCAGAGGGTGAATTAGTAGAACAAGTACAACAAGGTAATAGTGCATTGCAAGGTATACAAGCAGAGCAAGCACAAGAAATGACACAACCTGCACAAATAAATCCTGTAGATGAGTTTAACTTGACAGCACCAACTAATTATCAAGATATGCCTGTAACAGATACAGGTGCAGAAAAACAAACATATTTAGAAGATGACTCAATGATGCTTATAAGAGCTATGGCCGAAGTATTTCCTACAGATGAATTGTTATCGTTACTTATGAGTCAAGGGAGTGTGTACAAACAAAGTCCTGATATAAACTAATGGGAGTTTTTTATTTTGACAATCCTGCACAGGAACGTGATTTGTATGAAGAAATATATAATCGACAAGTAAAATATAAACAAACAAAAGATAATATATCAGTAGATGATGCAACAAGAGCTACTTCTATATCTAGGATGTATCCTAACTTTTCACCAGATGTTATATCTGCCTTAACACTATTACAAGTAAAACCAGAGGCAGAAGTATTAGGAGAAGTATCTGCAAGAATAACAGAACATAACCAACAAAATTTATTAGCTAGAGTTGGTAATGGTTTTAAAGGTGCATTACGTTTTGGTTTGTTAGGTTTAGAAGATGCATATAGAACTTTAGTAGATAGGCCTATTAACTCATTTATTGCATCGACATTTGGTGATCAAGCAGACAAACTTACATTTCAAGATGCATACGCACAATCTGGCAAATCAACTGTTAGGCAAGTAGTAAATCAATTACGTCAAGGTAATAGAGTAAATCTTGGTGAGGGATTTTTACCAGATAGTGATGAGTTTGATTCTACTAATCCTAACTCTAAGTATTATGAAGAATATCAATATATGGTGCAAAAAGGTATGGCACCAGACAGAGCTGCACAAAAAATTAATGATTTCTTAGGAGATCCTATTACTGACCTAGATCAAAGAGCGCAAGAAGAATCAGGACAATTTACAATTACTACAAGAGGAGCAGACGGTAAACCTGTAGCCATGCCTATATCACTTGGTCGTGCTACTGCAAATTTATTTATGGAACCAGGAACAAAAGGTTTTGATGCAGTGTCAGGAATAATTGATATGGGTAAAATTATGTTTTTAGATCCTGCAAATTATTTTGGATTAGGTATTAAAAACCTTACAAAAAATAGAAGAATGTTAACACCGTCAGATGAGTTACTTGCAAGTTTAAAGAAAAAAGGTATACAAGGTAAAAAAGGATCTAGTGAATTTACTAATGCACAAAAAAAGACATTAGGTATTAATGACACAGGTAAATATAAATATGTCAATAAAAGACAAGTAAATAATTATTTAGATTATGACGATGGTGGAGAAGATTTAGTAAGATTTTTAGCAAGCAATGATGATACAAATAGATTTATAACATTAACTGGTATTAACAATCCAGAAATATTAAATGATTTTAGAAAGATACAAGTATCTAAAAGACCATTAGAAAATAAAGAAAAAGCTGTGCGTGCTTTACTAAATGATAAATATTTAGCTAATCCTTTTATGGTTGCAGGTTTTGGTATGGAAAGACCTACAGTAGGTGCTTTAGGTAGAATTACAGGAAGATTAGCAGAAAGTGCTTTAGGTTCTAGATTAGATCCAGGATTAAAAGGTGCAGGACAATTATTCGGTGCAAGAAAAGTATTAAAAGCAAGTCTTATGGAAAACTCTAGAGCAGGAAGAATTATTGCATCTTACGCACAAGATTTACCTTATAGGTTTTTAGATATAGACCAGATGGAACAAACTATAGCACAATCAAAATTATGGATGGATCAAACAACATTGTCTAGTAAAGATAAATCAGAAGTTTTAGATCAATTAATTAGGATTGAAGAGGGAGATGAGGCAGCATTATTTGATGTAGTGAGAGATATGATGGCTAGAACAGCAAATGATCTAATAGAAGATGGTGGAGTGTCTAGGCCTGATGCAGAGGCTATAACAAGAATATTTGATGAAGAACTACCTGAATATAGAAAATTTTGGATAAATGCAGTTACAGGTGAGAATGTAGCAACTACAACAAACTTTGTACCAACAATTATTGACGGCAAACCTACAGCTACACCTGGACCACAATTACTTACAGAATTTATAAATAGAACAATACCATTACCTGATGCACAAGGATTAGCAAAAGCATATAACAGTATGGGATTATTAAGATCTATTGTTCCTGATTTGTTTAAAGGTCCTGATGAATCTTTAGAAGTTGGCAAACTTTATAAATTATTAGGAGATAAAAAATCTGTAAAAGGTGTTAGCACAAAAATAGCAGACTATTACATGTCAGAAATATGGAAACCTTTAGTATTGTTAAGAGGTGCTTGGACCGTACGTGTTGTTGGTGAAGAACAATTAAGAATGTACGCTAGAGGTTACGATCAAATTTTTAGTAGACCTTTGTCTTGGATGTCTCAATTTATTACAAATAGTGATGATGCAGCAAAAGTTAAAAGATGGAACTCTAAAGGTGTAACGTATAATGATTTATTTGGAGATCCATTTTCAGATGCAGTAGAGGCACAACAAGCATCATCAAGGATTGCAGGTGTAAACAATAATGATTATTATTTTGGTGGAGAACGTAAAGGACAAAAAAAACCAGGACCACATAAATATAAAATACTTGCTAAAAAAGATATTATACGTAGAGCATCTAGTGGTCAAAGAACAGGTGAGTATAACGAATATTTGAGGAATTTTTTAGCAGAGGTAGCAAAATTACATAATGATGATTTGTTTAGATTTTTATATAGAAATGATGTAGGTGATTTATTAACTCCTGCACAACAACAAAGAAGATTGTTAGAATGGATGGAGGGTAAATCTGCAAGAGCAAAAGAAATAATTAAGTTATATAACAAAGGTGGTCCGTCATTTAGAAGATCAGCAGGAACAGTAGGTGGTAGGTACTCATTTGCAAAAGCATTAGAGGCTAGAGCTGTTGGAGCATCTGGTGGTGATTTTAATGAAAAAAGAGATTTGCTAGAAAAACTTGTAGATATTAATGATGTAAATGCTATTGATTTAGTGCAAGATAATCCATTTACAATATCAAGAAGATTAAAAGCAAGTGATGATTTATTAACTATGATAAAGTCTGGTGCTGTAGATGGTATTGAACTTGACGAAGTTTTTAAAGAATTAACATCTAAAGGATCAAAATTATTTAGAAAACAAAAAGGTGTTAAGGCAGATAATTTTAAGGCGCTTGTAAATACACTTGACGAAAATTTTGAAAATTTACCACAATATATAACTGCACCATTTGATGATTATTTAGATGCTACAAATGCATGGGATAAATTTACAACTAGAAACTTTGATAGATTTATGGGATCAAAGACAGACACATTATCTAGATCACCTGTGTTTAGACAAATATATTGGAGACAGATATATGACATGTTACCTTACATGAGTCCAGGTATGCGTGATAGATTATTGTATGGTGGAACAATTTATACAGAGGGACAGTATCTATCTATAAAAGGTGCTATAAAAGCAAATATACCTGATGCTAATTTAATGTCTAGATTAAGATTTACACCAAGAAATATTTCTAAAAAAGATGTACAAATTAATCTTGACATGTTTAAAAATGAAGTAGAAAGATTAAACAAAATTGATGCAGAGGCAGGCAACGTATCTGTAAGTTTTAGAAAAGATATAGAAAAATTACAAAAACAACACGGTAAAGATAAAAGAGCTTTTCTTGACGAATTAGAACAATTTCAAGGCGATAAATATTATATAGGTAAAGGTAAAAAATATACAGATGGCACTGTTGTAGATTTTGATTTTATTGATGGTGAATTAATTAAAAAAGGATCTAATAAGAGAAGAGTATCTCCTAGTAGATTAGCAGGTAGAAGAGCTATAAAATTTGACAAAAAAATACAAGAGTTAAGAGATGCAGAATTAGAATTGATTGGTCCTGTAGATAGAATAGCTAGCGATTACGAATGGAAAAAGAAATTACCAATGAAAGATAAAAGATCGTTAGCATACAGACAAGCTAAAAGAGATCCAGAAACTATACAAAAAATACAAACAACTATTGCATATCAAAGACCTGCTATAGCAAGATTAGAAGAAATAGTAGCTAGACAAAAAGAAACATTAGATTATTATGTATCAAAAACTGATGCAAGAAATGTAGAACCACAAAGTGTTGCTAGGTTAATAGAAGAACAATTTGATGGTACTCCTGCAGTGTTAGATGAATATTATTATGATTGGTGGGATATAGAAGATGTTAATGATTGGAATACAAAATATGATGAGTTCTTACAAAATTTAAAAGATGCTGTTGAGGATGGTTATTACAACGCACAAGATGAATTAGATTTTTTCAACAAATTTTCCAAAGCACAATTACGTAAAGAATGGAAAGCTATGAAAAAAGATTGGGATGAAAATTTTGATAAATTTGCAGATAAGTTAGCAGATAAACCAAGTATTAAAAAAGATATTAAAAATATACAAACAAATTTAAACAAAACACAAAAGCAATTAGATAGACAAATAGCTGCATTTGAAAATACAAAATCACAAATAGACGATATTAGAAAACAAATAAATGAAAGATTAGATAAAATTGAATTAAATATAAATAGAAAATTTGATAGAAAAAAACAAGCATACTTTGCTGAAAGAAATAAATTATACAAAGCATCTGGTTTTACAAATGATGCTACATCTTTTAATCAAATAGACACTGTTGCAAAAGCTGTTGCATTACAAGGTGTAGAAGATTTACTTTATGACTTATCTAAAAATAACAAATTCTTTTATAACATGCGTGCTATATTTCCTTTTGGTAATGCATACAAAGAAATTTTGACAACATGGGCAAAACTTATTGCAGAAAATCCAGAAGTAATTAGAAAAGGTCAAGTAACTGTAAATGCACTTAGAGAAGAAAATCCATTTAGTCCTGTAGAGGGCCAAGGATTTATTGCACAAGATGAGATAACAGGTGAAGATGTATTTTATTATCCATTTAGTGGTGAGATTGTAAGTAACATTGCTTTAGGTGAAGATAGAAAAACTGATATAAGATTGCCTGGTTATGCAAGTTCTCTAAACTTAGCATTAAATATTATACCTGGTGTTGGACCTATGGTAGCCATACCATTTTCTGCATTCTTTGGTGGTAATCCAACTTTTGATGAATTTAAAAAAGTTGTGTTTCCTTATGGTTTACCAGACGTACAAGATGCCGGAGACTTAGTTAGAGCTGCAGGTATTCCTGCATGGATGAGAAATACCTGGAGAGCTATTAGAGGTTTTGACGAAGATGTTCCTACTAATGAGATAACACGTGTAGCAGGTAATACACAAATAGATGTATTTAGATTATTAAAAGCAAATGGTGAGATAGATGATACACCAGAACAACAAGCACAATTAATGAACAAAGCTAAGAATATAGCAAGAGGTTTAACACTTATAAAAGCATTTTCACAATTTGTTGGACCAACAGGATTAAATGCAAGGTATGAAATACATGATCCTAAAAACAATGGTACGGTGTGGGCGATGCAATCATTGTCTAATTATTATAGAGAAATATTAGAAACACCTCCAACTATAGAGGGAACAGATCAATTAGCTTTTGCACCAGGAGATAACTATGGAGCTACTAAATACTTTATAGAATCTTTTGGATTTAATCCACTTGACATTGTGCAACCAAAATCTGTTGTTGTAGAACCAAGACCTGTAGATGAAAAAGGTTCAGAGTTTGAAAGAAACAATAAAGATTTATTTAAAAAGTATCCATATACCGCACAGTTTGCAATACCTAAAGGTGGTGGTGGACCATTTAACTATGAGGCATACATAAACACACTTGTTAATGAAACACGTGAACCATTAAAACCAAGTGAATGGATAGCTAAAAGAAACCAATCATTAGGTGAATTTTACATGGAAAATAAAAGACAACAGTCTTTAGAGCTTTTTAATATTAATGTTCCTAATCAAAATAAACAAAGAAATAGATTCTTAGCATTACAACAATTACAAGCAAGAGATAGGTTTCCTGGTTTTGATCAAGCAATAGTTGGTTTACCTACAACAATAAATACAGAATTACAAGTAGAAGAATTACGTAAATGGTCAGAGGAACCTAAATTAGGTAATACAAAAGTAGGAAAAGATCTAGTTAAAATTTTAAACTTGTTTGATATATTTAGTAAGAAAGCATTTGCGGAGGGATTAAGTAAAGATGGATGGAGAACATCAAGAAGATACATAAAAGAACGTAGATTTATTAGAGATCAAATAGCACAATTAACTTTGCAGAATGATGATTTTTACTTTGTTGCGCAAAGAGTATTGCTACCATATATAGAAGAAAGAAAAGATTTTGTCGAAGATTTGATATACGATCAAGATGTTTTTGCAGAGTACGGTATGTATTTACCAATGGAGAGTTAATGAAAGAAGAATGGAAACAAACTTTAATAGACACAGTTATAGCTAATAGAAGTGTTGTCAAAGATGTCTATGGACAAAATAATTT